CTTGCGTAGCTGTCTAGATCTTTCTTTAAGTGATCTGTACTTTCTGCTAGTGTCAACTCTTTGCCCTGATTCTGCCTTAGCTTTATCCTCGTAAGATTGTGCTATGATTTGCGTTGGTGTTAAACCAGACATATCTACACCTGACTTTGCAAATTGTGTTTTTTGTGTGCCTATCAGCTCGTCATACTCTCGCTCGATTCTTTCTAGTGCGTCTAGTCCATCAAGTCGTACTTCTTCTGCTTGCCTAGCAGATTCTACTGATTGCTCGTTAAGTTCTTTTTGTTTTTGGTAGCCGCTATATAATTGGCTTCCACCTTGTGCTATAGCACCAGCTATTATCATGGTTTCAATTCCCATCTAAAATACCTTTGAATATAGGTTAACATGTTTTCCTTCTCCGTAGAAGTTTTTGAGAAGGCAATCTTTTTTCAATCCCAATAACTGAATCCATTTCTCATATATGTCGATTATACTAGTTTGGATTCTGTGATAATCATGAGATAGTAGTTTAATTTCTTTCTTTAAGTCCTTGATTATAGACAACAAGTTCTTTTTAAATAATTCATGATTTATGACATGTAGCCAAATATGTACTGTGCTATTATTTACTTCTATAAATCCTGTTACGGCTACAGCTGTGTCACCTTCATAATATACTTTGGTAGTTTGACTTTCCTTAACAATAGTTTGAATTTCTTCGTTGTTTAATTCTAATGCTGGTACGCCTTCGTTGTATTTTGTTTTAATCATTGGTCGTTATATCCATAAAAACTGCTATTAAGTAACAAGGTGTCGGAAAATCATGCCTAATCCAAATCCTCGATTCTTTGTCATAATTTCCTCTGTAAATAATTTTTTTATCACCTGTAAAAAGATCAGGGGCAACCCCGACTTTATCATTATTTAGCCGAAATATTTGTTCAGATAAATCTTCGTTTTGTGGAGCTTCTTCTTTTGACGAAATCCCTACACGCAAACTCATAGATTTATACAATCTAATAGTCATCTCATTTATACGCTTTAGCTTCCCTTGAGAAGTTCCGATAGCGGACCCTGCTTCAGGTCTTGGCAATTGGATGTTTGCGTCATATGGCAAACCTACATGGATATTCTTGCAAAAGCTTTTGTCTGTAAGCTTTATCGTGTCATGTTCGACTTTTTGTGGTGGGAATGTTGCCGAATCACCTAATATATTCACAGTTAAGCCTTTCAGATGAGACAATCCTACAATTTTATTTCTTTTTATATACCATTTCCCACTATCAAAAGTATATGTAGTGTTGTCTCCAAAAGTCTTTGTTATTTCTACCGTGGCTAGTTTACTGCTAGTAACGGTCTTTATTTCAGCCTCACCTAGGCCATTTGAAATAATGCTGCCTATGTGATCATCCGCTAAAAACAAACCACTAGAAGTTTGAATGGTGTTGTTTTGAGTGTTTAATGTAGCTATAGTTTGTTGAGTGCCGTTTATACTTATTCCTGAATCAACATAAAATGAATCAATATCACTTTCATTATTGTTCAAAACCATTTTTTCAATGTATCTTTTATCAACTCCGTCAACCTCTCGTTTCACAATAAAGTAAACTTCTTCGTGACTCTCCGTATTTATTTTTGCTATTGATTTTATTTCACCATTTGTCGTGATTTTAGCCCAAGCTGCTATTTTTTCGCTTGGCTCATAGTGAAAAGTTAAAGCTTGTCCATTACTTAAAACACAAATGATCATACTGTGAGGATCGTCGGTAACCGCAATTTGTTCAATTGTCGCATTGTCCGTAAGATTTTGAGCTTTAATAATTATGTTTTGAGACATGTATTTATCAGACTCCAGATCAAATTTTATCGAGCGCAACTTTCTTTTATACATTTGTAAAAAAAATATTGTGTCTCCTGCTGATACGCTCTGTTTTGCATCTACGCCGTATGTCGTATGTTTTTTGATGTCGTGGTCTTTGTAACTTAAAGCTGCATTATTGGATGAAGATTTTACCCTATAAACTCCTCCAGTAGTTCCAACATATAAAACCTGATCTGAACTTAAATTGTTAACAGTATTCAATTGATCTGAATATATCTTAATTTGGAACGGGTCTTGGTCTGAGGCATTAGAAGAACCTGCTTCTACTACTGTAAAATTATATTTATCATCTGTTTGCGAAAAATATATAGTATCAGGATTGTTAGTTGTTCCTGAAAAAACTAATCTTTGTTCATGAAAAGTTATGCAAGAAGGGTAGTTATCTGTTGAATTAAAGAGGTTGTCGTTTTTATATGACAAAGCTCCTATACTCCAGCTTGTGTTGCCTGTTCTTTTTAGCTCTTGCGGTGGGTGCTTAGGGTGAACTATAAAAATTAAATCGTGTCTTTGAACGTACTGAAACTCAAATAACTCTCCTTGTTCAAAAATAGTTGTAATAGTGTGAATTTTACTTCCTTTTTCCCAAACATTTATTTTTTTATTTGCAAATTCCAAAAGTAAACTTTCTGTTTTTGAAAATTGAAAAGGTATTAATCTTGAATCAAAATTTGCTTGGTCAGCTTCACCAACATACCTCAAACCTTTTCTTTTTTGTAGCACGCCACTAGGGTCTGACAAAAAATTATCTTGTGTTTTTGTTGAACTGTAATATCCCTCAAGGTTTATTCTGCCTTCCAAAAAAGGTGAATATACTCCTTCTGTAAAATCCGTGTATGCTATTGATTGTTTCGGCATTTTTAAAGTTGACTGTTAATGACTTCGGACTCTATCTCTTGGGGATTGTAACCTTCTATAGCATTAGATGTTGAAGCTTGCTTTAAAAAGTTATAATACATTCCATATAATTTTTCGGCCATTGACGCAGAGCCTGTTAAGCTATTTGCCGCCTCAGATGCTAGCAATAGAGACAAGGCTTTTACAAACTCAGGACTAAAAAGCTGACTATCTGTGACTCTCCCAATATATCTTAAATTTACTGATAATTCATCCGAATACAGGAATCGTCCTTCAGTTATAAACAATGCTGTATTTGAATTGTTTATGTCTAAAATCTTCAAACAGTAGGGCAATGTTGGCAACTGATAAATGTAATCAAATGCGCTAAGATTTGTTTCGTTGGCCAAAACAGTTAGGGTCTGCCGAGCAATACTAAAATTGAACGGCAAACTTACTAACAATTCGTCTAAACACGAATCATAAATAGAATTTAACACTGTACTACTTTCTGAGTTCTCAGTAGGTGAGTTGACTCGTGATTTACCCAACAGGTTTAAGGCTTTGTTAAATATTTCTACTTTTGATGTCATGGATGGATTTTAAAGATTAGTTAGCAATAAGAAATGCTTGTGTGAATTAAAGGACTGGCAGTACCTGCTGTTGTTAAAGTAACAACTATATCTACTTCTGCTTGGTAATCTAATATTGTTTTATCAGATGGAAGTGTAGCTAATTCTATTGCTTTTTTATTTCTTAAAGCATCACTAGTAATTAGTTCTGTTTCGCTTACTCCAGAACCTGCGTTAAGAGATGATTTAATACAATCTACATCTATTACAGTTCCAATAGTAGAATTATAAGCTGGTGTGTACAATCCTACTGCTACGGAAGATAATCCAGTAGCAGTTCCAGTAACTGCGATTTTAACGCTTTGAATTGAAGAGTTTGCTGGAACACGTCCTACTATAATTGTAGTTCCATCTGCATCTGTTGATCCATTTTTTGTATAAACAGATTTTTGAGTTTTTACAATTCTGTCATATCCACGCAACTTTGCAATATCGGGATATGCGCTATCAAGCTCCGTAATTTCGTAGCTTTTTTTATGTTGTGCTGTCATTTAAATACCTTAAATAAAATTAATAATGATTATGATTCTGTGCATTCTACTTTGATTACACCTTGCTCCGATATACGAAGTGCACCGTAATTTTCTTCAAAATAGATTTGTAGCGGGAATCCCTGCTTGTCTTTTCTAACTGAAATATCAGTTTTTCTAGATCTACCAGTTGCTAGCATTAAAGAACCTGCTGCAAAAGCTATACAGTTTCTATTAGAGCCAGTTTTAGTTAACTTCTCAGATCTAACTAATGTAAGACCCATAAACTCACTAATAACACCTGTAGCCAAAGGCTTTGTGTGGTTAAAGTCAAAGCTGTTATATTGGCTTATACCAAATAAAGCAGATTCTTGCTTTGCAGAAAGAACTACTATTTTTTTAGTAGATTCAGGAATTTCTTGTTGAGCAAATCGCTCTCTAATTGCTATTAATTTAGCCAAAGTTATTGAAGTACCTCCATGTGCAATTGTATGCAAAGAACTGCCGCGAATAAGACGAGGAGTATCAGAAGCTAATCCTTCTTTACCACCTTGTACGTCTCCTAATGCAGCTTCAATGATTTTTTCATCTTTAAGCCTATTAGCTCCGCTCACAATTTCAGTGATAATGTCAGATTGTGGAGATATCTTAGTTTTTAAAATATCTTGATCTTGGTCAATTCCCACCGATTTTATAAAGCTTTGAGATTTTCCCCACCTTCTTTCATAGCCAGCTCTTTCGAGGTTATTGGCAGAAAAGATTGAAGATTTTTCATTGATTCCCAATTGACCAATAACGTCATAAGAGAATTTTTCTGAATTGATTGAC